AATAAAGGTTTTATTATTCTCAAAACAGGCGAAGCGTCTGGCGTCTGTCTGTTATCAGCAGGAACAACACAAATAATATCATCACCATTTATAAGTTTGATGATTCTAACACCAAATGATTTAGTTACCTTTACTTTTTTTTCTTCTGTTTTAACTTCCATATTTCACCTTATAATACTATTTAGTTATGCTTTAAGCTCTACTTCATGTATTTCGTAGTCAAATCCTTCTTCATTGTAAATGTTAATCCTTTCTCTGAAGTGGGCCATAGTATAGTTCTCTTTTTCATTATAAGACAGGTCATCAGCTAGGTCATACAATGTTGCATTAGAGTTATTATCTTTTAATCTTAATCCTCTTCCTATTGATTGTAAGTTTCTTATTTTACTTTTACTAGGACTACTAAAGACTATATTGTGTAAATTGCGAATATTAATACCTGTACTAAAAGTACCATATGAGGCAATAATAATTGCATTATCAGACTTCTCTGTTATTTCTCTAATCTTTTCTCTTTCTTCAGCTTCTACACCACCATATACAAAAAAGACTTGTTTATTTTTTGCCTTATCTTCAATCATTTTTTTTAATAACATACCATGTTTTTCTACATATTGAAATAAACATAAAGAATTACCTTGTAAATCGGAACACAGATTGGTTATAAATTTATTTCGAGCCTCACAAGATACAAGAAAATCCATTTCTTCCTGATAACTTTTTTCTTTTAAAAAGTCTCTAGAATACTTATCATGTTGCAAAACAAGGCAATATATTTTTAAAGCAGCTAACTGTTTCTTTTGTTGCAACTCTGAAGTAGATACAACTCTATTTACAGCACCAAATAATCCTTCTAAAACTAACTTATGTGTTTTACTATCATCTAAAGTGCCTGTAAGGCCAACTCTATACTTACAGTCTACAAGTTTAGATAATATCTTAGTTAATGATACTGCTTTAAATAAGTGAGCCTCATCACCTATTATCATACCATATTCTGAAAACCATTTTTTAGGCATTTCATAGATTGACTGCCAAGTAGATATAACAATTCTTTTGTTTGTTTCTTTTTCATGACCTTGATATATTCTGTGTACATTTCTATCACTATTATAACCATAATCTTTAAAGTCTTTATATAATTGTTCAACCAAAGAAGTGGTCGGAACTATTATCAATATCTTATTGTTTTTCTCCTCTTTTAATCTTAGTAAATTAAAACGAACCATTAGATAGGTTATTAAAGATTTTCCGGAGGCCGTTGGTGATAACAATAAACATCTACTCTTTATTAAAGAATGTTTGAAGGCTTCTTTTTGATAATCTCTTACTTCAAAAGGAATCTTTAATTTAGATATAAAAGAATCTACAAGTTTATCATCTAATGTAGCGTCTTTGATACCTGTATTATCAACAACCTGAACATCATTCTCTTTACACCAATTAATTAAATATGGGTAAAGACCTGTATAGATTTGGCCATTTGCATAGGAAAACAGGCGAATTTTGCCATCCCATTTTCTACTTCTATACTGTGGCATAAACTTATAGCCAGGCACTTCAAAGGTAAAGTAAGAAGATAAGTCTCTCCTTAAATCAGCTTCGGCGTCCACAGTTAAATGAACTTCATCTTTCTTATCTAATATAATATTTCTCATACTATCCAAGTCATTACACTATATCGTATTCCTTTTGATACATATTTTACTTCGTGTGGGTACATAAAGTTTGAAGGGAATATTATACATGAGCCTTTCTTTTTTGGCACTTCATATTCACCATCACATAAAATAAAATCACCACCATCATAATCATCATTTAAAAAAAGTAAGGCAGTTATATGAGGGTAACCAAACTGTTGCCCATGACTATGGTGTATATTATCTATATGACTTTTCATATAACCACCTACTGAGTAACGATTCATTCTAAATCTTGTAAAACTTTCAGGCACCACTCTTGTATGTTTCTTTGTGTATTCATTAACACAATTAACATATGATTCTTTTAATTGTTTATAATACTTTAATTCAGGACCTATCCAGAATTGGTGCATAGATACTTGTTTTTTGGTAATTGGCGATATGCCTGAAGATGTTGAAAATGTTGAATCTTCCCACTTTGCATTTTTATCATAGTAGTTTATTATAGTATTACATAACTTAGGACTAATAGCGTCTCTAAAATATGAAATATAGGAAGTTTTTAATAAACTAGAAGGTTGCTGATTGGAAGTCTTCGTGTTCACCTAATTCACCTCGTATCATAATGTTCCAAGATATACTAATTCTATCATGTTCACTCTTATTTATAGGCACCCAATGAGACAGCCATGAGGGAAACAATAACATTCTATTTGATTGAGATTCATAACTAATGATATTAGTATTGTCTAGATTGTTATCCTTTTTAGGTAAGAAGACAGTTGCCTGTGGTCTTGGGTCCATAAAATTAATACCTGATGTTTTTTCAGCACTTACATAAAAAACACCACTATAAAAATTATTTGAATGATTATGTACTTCATGCATTTGGCCAGGTTTCAATACATTTGCCCACATATCAGTTATTTGTAATCTATCAAAATGATATCCTAATGATTTTAGTATTCGTTCATTTTTAGACAATACAAGATTTGAAAATGCTCTAAATTCTACTGTAGTATGTAATTCATATGAACTTTGCCAGTTTGATGATGTATCAGATTTTGAATTATCTTCTAAAATACTATTTTTTATTTTATAAAGATAATCCTCTGATACTAAATTATCATATAAGAATACATTGGTGGGAAATAATTTATGATGAACCATTAGATAGCACCTGATGTAAATTTACGCCACTCAATAGCATTTTTAATTTGCCAATCTCTATTAGTAATCTGTCTTAATATTCTATCTAAGTAATCAACAACAGTTTCAAGATATGAAATCTTTTGAGATAGTTTTTGTAAATCTTCATCAGAATCAAGGTACTTATCAATATCTTGTTTTAATATTTTTAAGTCAAATGGTTTTTCTTTATATACTTGTGGACTAGCCTTACCTGTATAATACTCCCACTTTTCTTTTTTAAGTGCCTTGTATTCAGATTCAGACCTAACCAATAATAACTTAAAATTATTATAGTGTTTTAGATATTTGTTGTGAATTTGTGGTGTCTTTAAAGATTCTAAATCTAACTCACTTTCGTTGAGTTTTAAATCCTTATCAACTAATTCTTGTAGTTCCTCTAATGTCATAGTCTATCATTATATAACAAATGCCAAGTAATGTCAAGTCTAGGTAGTAGTTACTGATGTAGTACTAGAACCTACTGTGGCAAATTCATAAAGTTTATAATTAAATGTAACTGATGTTGTTAGATATTCTACATCACCAGCCTGTTGTTCATAATCTAAACCACCTAAAGATACAGGAAATATATCTCTAAATCTAACTTCTACTATTGCATTATTTTTACTAGATAGTATCATTAAAGTGGCGTCGGAGAATGTCGACCCCTCATCTGGTGCTGTGTTGTTGACTTTACCTATCTCTGTTGATACATTTCCAGATGAAGTAGGGAATCTGTCTGTCCCAGCGTCTTGGAGAGTTTTAAACTCTGAATGGTCTCTAGGAAATCCTAGGCCTGTTAACCAACCATGTATCTCACGATAATTTTCTAAATGTTCATCTACAAGAAAACTAAGGGTTAATGCTTCATAAGATAACTTATCACCAGGTCCTGGCAAATCTCTCAACATTGTTGCTTGAGTAGTAGTACCCATAGATATGCCTGGCACATTTACAGATGTTACAAAATACTCAACCTTTGGTAGTTTAATTATATTAAATTTAAACTGTGTAGGTGAAGCGTAATCTAACTGTGTAGGTTGTCTTGTATATGAATTTGTTATTGTCATAATACTATTTATACAACAAAAAAGGGGGCCACATTCGTGAACCCCCTCAATCGTTTACTAACGATAAAATACAATTACATTAAGTTTTGTACTTGTACTCTACGGTAGTATCTGTTGCTGTTAGCAGAACCAGCGCCGTTAATAACAGCAGCGTCGCCTGTACCAGCTTCAGCAAATGGGTTTGCTTGTAGTCCATAACGAGTTTTAAACCCAATTTTTGGTTGGAAAGTATCTTGACCAACTGCTCTAACCATTTGTAGAGGTACATATGGGCAGTAGAATAATCCACTATCATATGGTGAAGTACCTTTATAACCACAAACGAAGTATTGGTTTGCAGCTTGGTTAGCAGAATAAGGGTCAATATATACTTTATATTTACCATTAAGAACACCAGCAAAAGTGTTTCCTGTGTCATCAACATTTAAATTGTTGTTTAACGCAGGAGCGTAATCTAATACACCAGCCATTTGAAGAGCAGAAGCTACATCAGATGAACAGATAATCATATTACCTTTACCTCTACGAGTTCTTTGTGCAATTGTGTTTGCTTCTCGTTCAACTTGGAACATTAAACCTTTGAATCTTTCAACAGACCATCTGCCGTTAGAATCAGTATCAAGGTCAAATATACCTTCAGTTGTTGTGTTAACAGAACCAGTGTTAGCAGAAGCACCTTTCTCAGCATTGATGTAGATAGTTCTAACTACTTCTCTGTTGATTTCAGCAAGAATTTCAGCAGACAAAATGTTTGCTAATTCTGTTTCTGCATCTAGACCATGAATTGCTTTAAGGTCTTGTGCAAGTTCCATTGTGTACTCAGCTTTTAACGCTCTTGATTTTGCTGTTACAGTTGATTTCTCAATTGAGAACGCCATTTCAGCAAATGCATTTCCACTAGCGTCGCCAAGTGCTTCAGCAGCCGCAGTAGTCATACCTGTACCGGCTGTATATGTACCAGCAGAAGGACTATCGTTCAACGCACTTGGGTTAGTACCAGCTTGTGCTGTTGATGAGAATCCGTCAACTGATGAACCAGCAGCGTTTCTACCTGAGAAATCTGAATCAGCTTCATCAAATAATGCTTCTGTTCCAGACTGAGTTGAATATCTACTTCTCATTGCAAATATAAGACCTGTAGGACCTGTCATAGGTTGTACACCACAGATATCATAAGCAATAAGGTTAGGCATTGCTCTTCTTACTAGAGAAATTAGGATTGGATCCCAATTTGCTACAGATGAACCTGTTGAGTTAACAGGTGCAGCTTCTGATAAGAAGGCTTGGTCTTCTTTAGAGGCCCTTTCTTGGTTCTCTAGGATGACCGAAGTAACGGCACGCTTATAACTATCCTTTACCTCAGGAAGGTCAGGATGGTCTAAGACTGGCTGCCATTTTTTTTCGTAAGTTTCAGATAAGTACATATCTTTGTCTCTCCTTTATTACTATTATTTTGACAACTTAATGTCTTTGGTTTTTGTAATAGCGGCCGTGTAAGCAGCCATCGCATCCGATAAATCAACATTTGCTGTTTCATCGCCTGCCGCTACATCATGAATATCATCCGAAGATGATTTCTCAGTTTTTTGCCCAAAGTATGATTCCTTAATGGTTTCTACTTTTTTTGCAAAATCTTCTTCATTAGAGTACTCAACGCTCTCTACTAAACTGTTAAACTTCTCTTTAGAAGTGTCAGCTAAATCTTTAGACGCTTCATCAATGATGTCCTGTCTTTTGAATTGGCCTACTTCTTTTTTTAGTTCTACAGATTTTTCAATTTCTTCGTTAAGTTTTTTCTCTAAGTCTTCTATTTTAGAAGCCTGGTCTTCAAGAACATCATATTTCTCATCAGGTACATCTATGTAATGGTCTTCAAATAATTTTTTCATACCATTAATAAAGTCTTCTGCGATTTCGCCCTTGATACCTCTTTCTAGAGCTAACTTGTTTTCATTCATCCATTCTTCAACTACATAGTTTAAGTATGAATCAACTTTTTCTGTAAGTTCTGCTTTAGATTTTTCAACTTCTTCTTCAAATTTTTGTGCGTACTCAGCTTCTAGTCTCTCTTTCTCTGCACTAACTTTTGAGTTAATTGCAGCTTCAAAGATTGTAGCAGCCTTTTCTTTAAATTCTTCAGATAAGTCAGCGTCGCCAACTAAAGCGTCAATGTCTTCCTTAACATTTATGTCTTCACAATTAGAAGCTTTCAAAGATTTCTTTTTATATCCTTCTTCTTCCACTTCTTTGTCGTCCTTCTTGACTTCTTCTTTAGCTTTTGCTTCTTCAATATCTTTAGAATCTGTATCTTCATCTGCTTCTTCAGATTTCAAGTGTGATGGCTCTGCAGCCACTTGAGCACTTTTAGAAACTTCATCAGATACTTTTTTAACCTTTTTACTACCGTCAGGATTACTGTCTGTAGGTTTAACTACTGGTGAACCTAAATCTTCATAATCAGTTTCAAGATGTGATGGTTCAGCCGCAACAGCATTCTTCTTAGGAGCATCCGCCATAGGATTAGCAGCTGCTTCTTCGATAGCTTCTGGTTGCATTTCTGATTCTGCCATTGAAAATCTCCTCTTTTTATAGTACTATAAAACTCCAAACTTTTTTGAGTTTGATACTATTTATAATATTATAGTTTTTTAATAAACGAATCAAAGATTTTTAGTTTTTGTTCTTCTAATTCTCTTTTCTTCGCTCTCATCATTTCCATCTTCCACGCCTCTACATCTTTTTCAATTAAGAGACCGTTATCCCACACCCACTCTTTTCCTTCCATAATGCCCTCTACGAAAGCTTCTGGCGCTGAAGGGTCGGCAACAATGTCAGCGGCTGTCGCTAAGTAAAAGTCATCTTTTACATAGTTTGCACCGTTGCGTTGTATAATGGAACCCATGCCTCGTGATGATACTCCTAATTGAGCACCTTCATCTATAAGATTTTTTACAATCTTACCATAAGGCGTGTCCATGATTTTAGCTTCACCAATAAAGTTATCGCCATCTGGGTAAAGTTTATTTACCATATGAGATACTCTTTCCAAATTGACTGTTGGGCCATCTGGATGTCCTAACTCACCAAATGCACGATTTTTATTGATAAATTCTTTGTTGTATCTTTTTACTTCTTTCATCAAGATATCTTTAGGGTAAACTCTACCATTACGATTCTTAATATTAGACTGTAAAAAAACACCTCTAATCTTGTATTCTTTCTTGCCGTTTTTTTCTTCTATAAGATATTCGGCGTTTGATACTTCTTCTGAAATTAATTTCATTAGTGTACTCTCTCTTTTTTTCTAATACTATTTATACAAACAATTACTTCTATATTAGAATTTTGTTATCTAAACTCTACAATTATACTGTAATTATCACCATTTGCAAAGTTTTTTGTACTTAACAGCACATCACCTGTTGGTGTTGTCGCATTATTTGGTATACTATTACCATCTGTTCTAAAATCCATGAATCCTTGTCCTGATAAAAATAATGCTGTCGAATTTGTTGTGCCATCCCAAATAAGTTCAACACCAGATTTACTATCAGATGTATTGATAGAATAATATACTTTTGATATTACTCTATTACCATCCTCAGACATAAAAGTTAATTCTGAAGCGTCTACTTTTTTAACTAAAGTTTCACCTGTACCATCTGAAAAGTTAGTAAGTTTAGTTACAAACTTAACACCAGATGTATCAGCAATTGTTTGTGTTGTTACTAAATCTGCCATTTTATTGTCTTGGCGCTACTGCTGTAGCACTAACATTAGCGTCTGAAGATATTGTATCTCCTGGTGCTTTTTCTATTGTAATTTCATCTCCAGCTGCATAAAGTTGAGTAGTTCCTAAAGTAGAACCATCACTATCTTTAACTGTAATAACTGCTTGAGCTTGTGCAACTATTCTAACAAATTGAGCACGGCCAATATTATTATCAGATAATGTGCCTGAAACTAGAGCGCCTTTTAGTATAAATGTACCAGCCATTTTTAAACCTCTGTTTGTTTTAATTGTTCTCTTACTTCTAATTCTATGTAATCTAACAATTGTTCTTTTGTTATATCATGCGAAGAAACAATTGTCTTCACACAGTCTTCTATATTTTCACAAAAATTATCATCTCGATAACTTCCATTATCATGTCTGTTGTCTAACATTTTATAAAACTCATTGACAGCCGTTTTTAATTTTGGCGACAATGATTTATAAGCAGATGAATCTACTAAATTGTAATCTTCAAATATATTACTTAGCTTCATCTGATGTTAAATCTATGTCTGCTTTACCATCATTTTGGGTAGAAACAGAACCATCTTGATTAAAAGTTCCTGGTTCAGCAATTTCAGGTTTTGGGTCACTAAAAGTTTCTGCCTCTGTAGGTACAGCTTGAGCAGTACTGAATAATTGTCCTGCTAATTCTTTTCTTCTAGAATCTAAGTTGTCTCCTACTTTTTGTCTTAAAGCATCCTTGAAAGCATCCCCAGCTTCAATGTTATTGCCATCGCCAAGTTTATCTATAAAGTTTCTTATTTCTTCACTCATTATATTTCATCCTCCATTGGGGTATCATCCATTTGAGCCGTAGGGTCTTGAATAATACCAGTATCAATTTCTTGTTTAATTTGTGCATCCATTTCATCAATTTCAGCGTCGCTTTGTTTGAGTATATTTTTTCTGATGTACTCAACACTATAAAACTTACCAATATAATCTCTCATTTCATTTGCTAACTGAAGTCTTTCTCTCATCATTTCAGTTTGTTTTAATTCTGCAAAATGACCATCTTGTAAGTAATCATAATTAATATTTTGATTAATCAAAGTCCAGTCTTCTTCAGAAATAACTTTCTTTAAGATTAATTGTGTTTTTAATAAATCGTTAAATAGTTCTGTAAATTTCTTTCTTAGTCTTTGTACAAATTTAGTAAATTTAAGTTCATCTCTAGTAATCTCACTAGCACGGCCTAAGTTAAACCCTTGTGAAGATTCTAATCTACTTACAGGAACATTTAATGAACGATATAGTTTCTTTTGAAAATATTCAATATCTGCAATTTCACCTAAGTTTTGGCCACCTGGTAATGTAGAAATATCAGTACCTCTGCCACCTTCTCTACTTGGTAACCAAAAGTCTTCAAGCATAGACATATAGTTTCTATCATCTCTGATTTCACCTGTAGAAGCGTCATAGACAAGTTTATTTCTATATCTTGCCATAACATCTCTTAGATATTGTTCTGCTTTTAGTTTTGGTAAATTGCCTACATCAATTTTAAAAATTCTTCTTTCAGGTGCTCTTGCTATTCTGTATATAACAACAGCGTCTTCAATCATTCTTAATTGATTATCAGGTTTGATTGCCTTATGTAAATAAGACATTACAATATTTTTTTGTTGGTCTACTAAACCTGATGGACAAAAAGCAATTGTGTCTGGTGCAATTTTTACACCACTACCTGATGTTGTGCCTGAAACTCCTTTTTCGTTGAATAGATAATACTCTACATATTCATCTATCATTGTAAGACTGCCAGTTTGACCTTCTGGTCTTTTCTTTCTTACTTCTCTAATCTTTTTGATTTTTCTTGGGTCAATATATTTTAATTCTGTAATGCCCAATGTTGGTGAATCTCTATCTATAATTTTTTGATAGTAGACACGGCCATCAACATACCATCTTCTGAATATGTCATGACCTTTTGTGTTAAAATGCATTAGATTTAATACATTTTTAAATTCTTCGTGAATTTTCTTTTTAACATCTTTGCCATAAGGTAAATTATCTGTATTTACTCTTACAGCATCCTTCAATTCATTAGATACAATAGCCTCATTAACAATGTCCTCAACTGCCATATCGCACTCGGGATGTAATGCTATTTCTCTGTATCTTCTTATTAAGTCTGCTTCACTCTTAGCAGTACCTTCCATATCAAGGTACTGGCCAAAATACCCGCCGGCGGCGACGGTTTGAGTTCCGTCATCCGCCTGGGTAGTCGTAAAGCTTTGCTTAGGGTCTTCTTCTTTTTTTACTTTCGTAATTTGAAACCCAAATAATTCAGCCATACTTTAACTCCTATATTGTATCAATTATTTATACGACCACTAGGTAGTTGTATTTGATTCAAAGAATTGATACGCAAATGTAACTTCATAAGTTTCTATCTCATCATTTGTATCATAATCCAAACCAATAGCACCTATTGATGTTGGGAATGCTCCTCTTAATGTTATAGACTTAATTGTGTTACCATTTCGGTCTAAGTGGTCAACAAAAGCGTCAACTTGATAGTCAGCTGGGTTAGTTAAACCTTCGCCATCTGTCATATTGTTGATACCATTTTGCCATCTTTCAAATGCATTTCTTACTTTAAATGATGTATCATTATAGATTGTAACTGACCAATCTTCAAATGTTCTATCACCTGCAACTTTAATTTTACGACCTCTAAATCCAACATCAAAAGACGCTACATTCATAGCCGGTAAACTTGTTGCTTTACATAGAAACGCTAGGTCTTCTATTTCGCCACCTACTTGAGCATAACCAGGAAAAGGCATTGTTACCTTAAACTGATTAGGTCTTGCACCACCGCCAGCAAGTTTAGCTTTGAAATCTGATATATTTGCCATCTTTTTTCTCCTCTAAATTAACCAGCGACTTCTTCAAATGCAACACCTGTTCGTGTAGCAACGAATTGTAATGTAACAAAATTGATTGAACGAGCAGGTTTAACAAAAATCTCTGCTACAAATTCATTTCTATCTATTACATCGCCTGTATTATTTGTTTCATCACAAACTACTAAAAAGTCTGTAATCCCTCTACGACCTTGCACTTCTCTTAGGAAAGGTTCTACAATGTTTCTAAAGTTAGCTCTTGTAAATTCATCATTGAACTCAAAGAGTTGGAATTTAGAAGCAGTTGAAATTGCTTTCTCTAATACAATGAATAGTCTTCTAACATTGATTCTGTCAAAAGCGCTAGGTGATGATAAAGCAGTTTTATCTCCGAATAATACTGTTCCTTGACCTGGGAAGGTTGCAACAGGATTGATTCGTTTTGGATATAAAATATCTCTTTGTGCTTTAGTTGGATTGTAAGCAAGTTTAACTACACCTCTTACAACACCTCTGTTAAATCCAGCAGGTGAGAACCAAGAATCTGCAATAGAATCTGTTCTAGCCGCTAAACCAGCAATGTCTCCATTTAAAGGTACAAAGCGATATACATCACTATATTTGTCGTACATGTATTTGTAACCACTATCAAACACAGCATAACTTGAAGACCTTCTTGAATCAAAAAAGTCTTTAACATTTTCAGTTTGTGTATGAGAGTTTGTTACATTAACAACATCACTTCTTTCAGGTGAAGCAAAAACTACAGCGTCTTTCCTGTTTTCAGCAATTGTTATTAAGTTGTCAACATGTGTTCCGTCTCCTTTACCAGCGATTATTAATCCAACATCAACAGTATCAGCGTCTGAAAACTTTTCATAAGCAGTTTTCATTTCGCCTGTTGTTACAGTTGAACCATCTGAACCAGCAGATAGTGATTCATTTGTTGGTGTATTAACAGCAGTATATGTAGTACCTGAAGCTGCATTACCCCAATTTGAACCTGAAGTATTGTGGTCCATCCAATAGACATAATTTGATTTTGTGAAAATTACATCTGGATAATAATTGTTATCGCCTTGTGGAGTTTTAGCGTCTGAAGCTTTAGATAGTTTAGAATATGTTTCTAAAACATCTCCAGCCACGCCTGTAATTCCTCCGTCTTCATCAACGACTACAACATGTATTTCATCGCCAGAACCTGAACGGTCAGAAACATAAGCAGAAGTACCTGGAGCGCCGTCTACTGAATCGTAGTATCTCCATCTTCTTCTAACATTTCCACCATCAGTTAAAGTAGTTTGTAAACCACCTGTTCCTGATTCTTTTTGTACGATTGTAATTGTTGTTGAACCGTCATTTGCTGTAACTCTGTACTGGTGTCCATCATCATAATCATTTGTTGCAGCTGTTGTTGAAAAACTTACGATATCTCCTACATTTACGCCTGAAGAATCTGTAAGTATAACAGTAGTATCTCCAACAGAAGTTGAAGAATCGTTCACAGTTGTTACACCTTCTTGTTCGTATGCCGTAGCACTTGGACAAGTTGACACAAGTAAGTTGTTACCCCATGCACCAGCACTTCTAGCCGCAAATGTACCGACTGAAGCTTGACCTGTAGCATAGTTATTTGTATAATCATCATTGTTTTTTACTAACAAACCAGTTCCGTTTGATGTAGCATTTAACAAAGATGAGTTGGTAGCTCGTACTACTCTTAGAGCATTAGAGTATTGTAAAAAGTTGGCAGCTGAGAAAAAGTACTCAAATGTACTTGAATCTGGTTTACCAAAAGTATCTACTAACTCTTGTTCACTAGAAATTGCCACGATTTCATCAACAGGTCCTTTTGCAAATTGTCCAGCAACAGCACCTATAGAAGTTGAAACAGCAGGAATTACTCTAGTTAAGTCTCTTTCCTGTACGAGAACACCTGGTGATACTTGAAAAGCCATGTGTTATCTCCTCTAATTAGCTAATTATTGTTATCATTTTTGGTATTATTCATACCCCCATAGTCAAAAATATTCACTCGGCAATATTTATAATATTCATAAAGTCTGGTTTTCATTCACCCTTACGGACAACAGGATGCCAGACTGTTCCATATTCATCTACTTCAGTTTTTAATTCATCTGGTGTTCCATCATCAACAAATCCAAATGGTGCCATATCTTGCTCTATAAGATTTTGTTGTTCAACATAAAGTTGATTTCTGATATTTGAATCAGTCAGTTCTTTAAAGTATTCTTGATTTGATAGCCAGCCAAATATAACTAAACACATCATCAAGTCATCATTACATCCGTCTTCAGCCTGCCAAGAGTTTCCTCTTTTTGAGAATGTTGATATTTCTTCTATAATATTAAAGTCATTAATTATTATTTTATCAGATTCTATAAGCGTTTTAATATTTGAACAACCTATTTTTTTAATTTGTTTGGTCATTCTAACACCTAATGATGAACCTCTACCTGAAAAACCTGCACCTAAAATCTGACCAGCACGACCTCTTTGAGTGGTCATTAACATATTTTCATATTCTATTTCAAACTGTAATGTATCTGATATTTGTTGACCTAAATCATTGACCTCTACTAATATGTGTGCTTGATTGTAATTGGCACATACTTGAGCTATAATATTAGGAAACACAAAAGGTTTGACTTCGTTGTTTCTATATTTTGCAACAACACGATAAGGTACTTGTGATACATCTAATATAATAAAAGCAGAATAATCTTTTACAGTTCCTCGTGCAACATCAACAGTACATACATAAGTTTTTTCTTTATCCGGCTTTTCATACATATCTAAACCAGCATTTGATGTAATGGGTGTTAAATATGGCATTGATTTAATTTTACTTGGTGCAATCAATGTATCAATAGAACCTAAAAATTCACATTCAAATTCCGCCTGAAACTGTTCTTGTGATGTGTTTCGTATTGTTTCTTCTTTCCATTTTTCATCACGACCTGGTACTTCTGACCAATGCACATCAATTGGAACATAATCGTTATTACTGTTTACAGCGTCTGTCCATAATTTGTAGTACATATTCATACCGTGAGGTGTGGATACAATTATCATCTTAGTTTTTTGTCCAGAAGATATTGTAGGATATACAGATGAGAAAAACGCTTCAGCAATATTGGCTGGTACGAAAGCAAACTCATCAAGGAATATTATGTTATAAGAACCACCACGAATTGCACTTGATGATGTTGAAGCGGCCACAATAGTTGATTTGTTTTCTAATTCTATAGAACCTTTGTTCCAATTTATAACACCTTGTTGTAACCATTTTGGTAAATTTTCATATGCAAGTTGTAGTCTTCCTAAAATATCTCTTGCTGTAGATGATTTGTTTGCCAAAATAGCAATGTTACAATTAGGATTAAATAATGCATAATGTAAAAGATATGATACAATAGTTGTTGATTTACCAGACTGTCTAGGCAGCTTACATATTGTAAATCTATTTTTATGCATAGTACCAATCATTTCTTTTTGAAAGTTGTACATCTTAAATGGTACAAGGCCTTCATCTAATGATACTATCTGTACATAATTCTGAATAAAATATAAAGGGTCTTTTTCACACTTAATATATTCTTCTAATTGTTCCTTTGTAAATTCAACAGGAACATTTATCTTCTTCAGATTCGGATTTCCTAAGTAAGCGTCAGACATATATACCTTCTATGTGTGTGTAACCTAATTGTATGGCAGTTGTAATTCTACGACTACCTTTAAAAACTTTTAATAATCCTTTTTTATATTCTTGGCCCAATGCACCTATTGTGCCTTCATTTGTACATTTGTGGACTTCTATTGGATTTATCATTTCTTCTCCGTTTATAAGTTTTTCAAGAATTAAACCGTGTTTAACATAAGTTAAATCACTAATCTTGAATATCTCCGTCTGTGGATGAAATGATTTTGCTTTTAGTATTTTCATCTTTGTTCAACATTTTTTGTAGTTCAGCAGTAGAACCAACAAAAAGAGCATTTTGTATTTTGGTGTCTGCCGTCTTTGGCAGTTCTTTTAAATCTTTTAGTTTCTTTTGTAAGTCTTGAAGTTTATCAACAGTATCACCAACACTTTTAATTAATTGGCCTGCCACTTCGTAAGCTCTTGGGTGTTCACCTTCTTTTGCAACAGACAATATACCATCAATAGCCTCTTGCCCTTTTTGAATTAAATCGTAATAGGCCTCACGACTATAGTTGTAATCTTTGTCTACATCAGGTTTTGATTTGTCTTTATCACGAACAACAGGAGGTTTAAATTCTTTTTTATCCTCTACTTCTGATAAACCTAATATTTTGTTTAATGTATCATCACTCATACGGCTATTTATGATTTTTATAATTCATCTTCCTTGAAAAAACTTGGAAGTCCTAAATGTGGCCTTTTATCAAATTTATTTTCATCGCCATCAAGTCCATTTTTATCATTGTAATGTAAGAATACCTGAGTACATAATTCACCTTCAAATTCATTTCGCCAATGTTCAAGTTCACATCCTGAATATAATAATATGTCCCCTTGTTTTAAGTTTATTTCTATCTCTTTTTCATTGACATCTTTTAGATAAATTGGCCAAACATCAGTACCACCCAAACATAATGTTCCTGATATAGCACAACTTTCTCTATCTGTATGTTTTTCTAATTCAGCCCCCTTTTCATAAACTCTACCATATGAATAAGTAGGAAATAAATCATAACCTGATTTTTCTGAAATCTTATCAGTTAAACTATTTAATAAATTATCCATAGCTATATCACCATACATAGAATAAGATTTTGGGCATTGACCATCGCCAGATGTTCCCCAATCATTGTTGAATTTTGATATATAACTTGATTCTTTAAAAGTTACAAAGACCTGTTTTTTAATCAAAAAATATTCATGTAAAAAGTTTG